GCAAGATTATTATCATAAAACTTAGCTCAAACTATGGACGAAGTAACTCGTGATGTTTTAGCAAGTACAACTTCCGTACTACAATGTAGCAACGGTATTAACGGTAGATGTATTGCTGTTACAAAATCTTTTCTGATTGACTTGGAAGCCTACGTTACACAGGAAGCTGCGTAATATGGTGACAGGGCGGAACTCTTAGGAGACCGTGAACGACTGAGTGAAAAGACCTAGAAATAGGAAGCGACAGTCTGAACTTGCTTGTAAAGAGCAAGAGGAGAGATCGAAGAATCTTTCCCGCCTAGGAAGCTAGGTCATAAAAGTAACAGAGAAATGAGTACTCCAACAGAATTAACCAAGGCGGATATTGACGCAGCGGTTAAAACTTTACTTGGAAACGATGCTGATATGATCAGTGAAGTAGTTACAGGTACTAACGCCTATGCGACAGCACCAGTAAGACCAGCTTTCTGGGGTTATATGGATACAGATCTATTAGATGACCTAGAAGCTTGTGCTAACTTCCAGAACTCAAGTAACTATGCTTCACAGCAGACTGTACTTGATGCAGAATGGGGATCAACTGGAAATGTAAGATGGTTATACACCTCAGCTGGTAGCGTAAGTGCTGCAGCAACACCAGTGTATAATAACATTATTGTTGGTAAAGAAGCATATGCAGTTGTGCATTTAAAATCAGAAACAGGCGACTTCTACGTAGAGCCATTAGGTTCCGCAGGAGCAGGAGATCCTTTACATCAAAGAGGGTCTGTTGGTTGGCAACATCCGTTCGTAGCAAGAATACTAAATGACGCTTTTATGTTGAATTTAATGGCGACACACTCATAAGGAGAAGTTTATGTCACAAATGAAAGTTTGGGGATGGACTAACCCCGCAACAGCAGTTGTACGAAATGAGTCTATAGGGTTTACAGTAAGCGAAATTACTGTAACAAATATTACAGATGGGTGGCAGAAGTACTGGAACTCATCTATGCCCGATGCGTCCTATATCCTAGTGGATTCAGGAGCGTATACTAATACTAATGGTTTTACACCGTTAGCACAATCTACAGCGGTTGGAGCTACTATTAGTGGCTTTACCAATGCCAATCCTGGTGTTATTACAGTTAATGATACTGGAGTGTTTGGTTTTGCAGCTGGCGATACAATTAAAGTTTCAGGAGTAGCGGATGATGCAACAGGGACATTAAGTCTTAATAATACATTTACCGTTGCATCTATAACAGCTACTACAATTACTTTAGTTGAAAATACTAGTGTAACTGGATATAGCGTTTGGGTATCCGGCGGAAAGGCTGTGAGAGTATCAGATGCTGACGGCAAAGCGGTACCAGTAGAGAACTTAGCGGTTCTAGGTATTACTTTGGGTACAGATCCAGTCGGCGGAAACAATGATATAATGGTAGCGGTAGCACACGGTGAAAACGTAGTTCTTTAGTAAACCACAAAGGGTCTGGGAGCTTAGTTCTCCCTCCCTTTTATTAACGCGAGGTAGATATGAGTCAAATAAAACATCAAAATCGCTCAACAGATAACCTTCAACAGTTGCCTATCATTGGTAAGCAACCGAAGAATGAAAAGGAAGAAAAATTCCTTCGTGAAGTCTGCGAGTTTGAGTTTATGAACATGGAAGAACCCGGTCTTTCTCATAGATTTCCTTATGGGAATGCTAAGAAAAACCATAATTTTACAATGTTTCATGGAGGCAAATATAAGCTTCCACGATTTATAGCGCAATGGATTGAGTCAAGAACCACACCTATTTGGGACTGGCGTCCTAATGGGGAAGGCGGAATGACCAAGAAACTAATAGGAAAAAACCCACGGTTTCAGATGAGACAAGTATACGGAGAGTAAGATGGCAAACACTTGGACACTATCAAAGGTGAGACAAAAAGTTAGACAAGTTACTGGAAGATTTAGTGAAGATGATTTATCTAATACAGAGTTAGATGAGTATATAAACAAGTATTATCTATATACTTTTCCGGCAGAAGTTAAGCTTGAGCAAAAGCACGTATTCTATGAGTTTCAAACAAGTGCTAATCAAGCTACTTATACAGCACCAGATACTACATACACTAATTTCGAACCACCGGCTACAGTCAACAACTTATCTATGTTATGGTACCAAGATTCTGCTAAATTTGAACAAGAGAACCCTCTTCAATATAATTTTTCAAAACCTTGGACGGGAGACGGAGCTACAGTTACGTTTACAACAACTCTAACTGGATTTCCAATATACCCGTCTACTTTGACAATTAGTGATAATACAGAGACATTTGAAGATACAACCACCACTTGGACTACAGCTGATGTGACTATTACCGGATCTGATGGAGGAACAGCGACTATTAACTACGACACTGGTGCTATTTCAGTAACGTTTAACGTGGCGCCTGCAGATGGACAGCTTATTTATTTGAACTATGTTCTATTCAATGCTGGAAGACCAGAGGCAATACTATACTTTGCTAATAAATTCCAGATCTTTCCAGTACCGGATCAGGTCTACATAATAAAGATGAGATCGTATCAAATAGTAACAGCTCTTGTGAACGCTACAGACACCCCAGATTTAAACGAATGGGGGCCATGTATAGCTTATGGTGCTGCAAGAGATATCTTCTCTGATTTCGGAGAGAATGATGCTTATTCAGAAACGACAGTGCTCTATAAAGAACAAGTTAGCTACATATTAACAAGAACAGAGCAAGATTTATTAAATACAAGGGCTATGCCTAACTTTTAAGGAGTGAAAAACAATGGCATTTGACAAAACGCAACCTCAAGGATCAACAAAGATCAGAAATTTAGGGGATGTAATAACTCCTAACTGGGACGCAATAGAGACAGCTGATTCTACATTTTTGCCACAAGCATTGAATTTAGCTGATAGAGACGCATTAGCAATAGCCTCTGACCCTACAGCGATAGCAGATGCAGTAATAGCCTATTGCAAACAAGACGCAGCGGGAAAGCCTCAGGGTTACGTAATAGACCCTGATTCTGTTATTACAAAACTAACAGGTGGAACGCTAACCGCAGCTAGTCCCGGAAAAATTGTTTTGCCTAATGGACTTACTATGATTTGGGGGACAGGAACAGCATCGACTGCATGGGTAACTAAAAGTTTTGATTTAACAGGTTTTGCTACTAATTGCTTTCATGTGTCTGGAAGCGCTAAGGGAGCTACCGCTGCTATAGGTTTTGATATAGTAAGTAAAACACAATATAAAGTTAAAGCAAGTGCAAGTACTCCTGCATATTACTATTTTGCAATAGGTAACTAAAGAGGAAACAAATGGCAAGTACAACTAATATATCTCCTTTTAAAACTGGCCTTGACACTGACCTCGAACCTTGGTTGGCTCCTGCCGACTCTTTCAGTACCTTAGATAATATTCATATTAAACATGGTTTTTTGCAGAAAAGAGAGGGATTTTCTAAGTTTGGCGATCTAATACCAATGGCTGCTGGTATTGCAATATCTAATGTGACAAGTGCTAATCCAGGAGTTGTAACAACAGGAGCTCATGGTTATTCTACAGGAGACAAGGTATATATTGATACTGTTACTGGAATGACCGAGATTAACAATAAAATATTTACAATAATAGTTTTAACTCCTACTACATTTTCTATTGGAATAGATACTTCGGGTTTAACCGCTTATACAGGAGCCGGAACATCAGCATTAACAGACGATACTACTGATAGAGTTATGGGAATCACTCGTTATATAGAGGCTGGAGGCGGAAAAACTACAATAGCGTTTAATACAAACCGAGCCTATAGATATAATACAGCAGCGGTTCCAGCCGTATTTATAAGACTTGACGTTGCTAATATAGCAAGTGGTGATGAATATGACTTTGTATGGTCAGCAAATTGGCAATCTGGCGGAGGAACAAATAGATTATATTTTACTAATGGAAAAACAGGAACTCCCGCTGGTGCTGCAACTGTCGATGGAATACGTTATTATGACTCTACAGTAAGTACTGCAAATACAACTGCTTTTAATCCGGTTTTAAGTCCTGTTGCTCCGGCAGTCCAACGTATTTTAGATGGCGCAAAACTTATATTTTCCCTTGGACAAAGACTAGTAACACTCGGAACTTACGAATATAATGCTGGAACTGGGGTAACTACATACAATCCTCAAAGAGCTAGATGGTGCGCTAAACAGAATCCCGATAACTGGAACGATGTAGTAGCGGGTGGAGGCGGATATACAGACGCAGCAACAGGCGATCAGATAATATCAGCTCGTCAACTACAGAATCAGATTATAGTCTTCTTTACAAACTCTGTTTGGTCGTTACTAGCTACATCTGATCCTAATAGAGCTTTTAAATGGCAAAGAATAAACAATTTTAGAGCTTGCGAAGGAAAAATGGCGTCTATTGATTATGATAGATATTCTACAGCTCTTGGGATTAGAGGAATTACTGCTACAGACGGGGTCGAAACACGCAGGATTGATGATAGAATAAGTGATTTTTGCACTGAAGAGATCAATGTAAATGAATTTAAAAAAGTATTTTGCGAACGAAGTTACAATGAGAAACGTTGGTGGACTCTTTTTAATAAAAAAGGAACATTGGGAAGTGAAAATGAAGCAGCTTTAATTTATGATGACGATTCTGGAGCCTTTTCTACTTATAAAATAGACATGAACTGTCTTGGTTATGGTAATTTATCAATAGACTACACTTTAGATGACTTCGTTATAGAGAACAATCTAGATAAATCAATATATGACTTTAGCGATGAAACATTATTTTCTTATTTCTTCTTAGATAATCAAGAGATTTTCTTAGGTGGAGATATATCTGGATCTATCTATATGCTTGAAAATGGAACATCAGACAACGGTCTATCTATAGATTCAGAGTTTGTAACAGCTGGATGGAACCCATATAAAGATCAGAAAAAAGAAGCTAGATTTCAGTATGTTGATATTTACTTTGATACAGATGTTAAGACAAAAGGAACGGTTAGTTTCTATAAAGATACTGAAGTGTCTCCTTATTTAACTAGAAATATAGATTTCTTACCAAATCTTCATTTTATTACTCAAATTATCGGAGCAACTAATACAAATCCCGTGAGTGTTGAAGCCCCTAATCATGGTTTATCTACTGGAGATGAGATCTATATTTATGGCGTTGATGGGATGGAAGACATAAATAGTGGTGAGAGTTCTACATCTTATATCATTACTGTAGTAGATGTTAATAATTTCACTCTAGATGGGATAAATGGTACCAATTTTGGTACATTTTCTAATGGTGGTGGAGTTTATCGTAAATTGTTCTATAAAACTAAAACTTGGAAGAGAGTTTTTGCTGGAGGAGTCGGATTTCAACATATTATGAAGTTTACATCTGAAGGAGTTAATAGACCGTTTAGAATACATGGATTTGATCCTTCGTTTAAACCGATTGGAAAAAGGATGACAAACTAATGGAATGTAAGAAAATCATACACTGTTATGTAAGAAAACCTTACATTGGGGTGGGAAAATGACACTGCCAACAAGTATAGATCTTCCATTAAGAGTAAATTATCAAGACGAAGAAGATATGGATAGATACCTACGTGACTTAGTCTATGAACTACAGGGGATGTATGAAAATCTTACAGAAAACATTAATGGTTTTATCAGAAATGACGCCGATGTTGACCAATCTCAATGGACTCCTACTCTTAATGGTACAGTAGCAGGAACGTTTACTTATACCCGTCAAGTAGGATGGTCAATCAGACAAGGGATCTATACAGAAGTATTTGCTGATATAGCATGGACAGCAACGACAGCAACAGGAAACTTATATCTAGAACTACCATATAGAGTAACTATATCGGATGGGATGCCATTTGTTGGGACTGTACAAGTTTCAAATGTTGCCTATTTAGGTAATTATTTAGTAATTAACGCAATTCCTAATACATACAGAGGGGAGATATATAGTGTAACACCGGCTGGCGCAACAGCTAATTTAGCAGTACCAGC